TGCTCCTTGACACCAACAAGATCATAGCTTTTTAGCTGACTCATTTGTTTATTCCTTATCGAAAATTTTAGTTAATAAAAAAGGTTAATCAACATCCCAATTTGCTAATAAGGCATCTGCAATATCATCTAAGTCTGTTACACCACTAGGATTACTTTTTAAGCGGTCTTGCGCGGCTTTCTTCTTGCTGAGTTTTATGTCAGTTTTAGTTGGCGGTGCTTTCTTGCTTCTAAGTATCTTGGTGGGTGCTTTGGCTTTCTTAGTTTTGGCTACTTTTTTAGTCTGATCAAACATCATCGCCTTATGTAAAATCATAATTACATTTGGGTCGGTGTAGTTATTTACAGACTCTTCGGGTAAACCATTACTGATAGCGTGTTTCCTGATATCGTTGTACAAATCTGTATTCCAATCAGGTATTTCTTTCTTCAGTACTTCAATACAATTTTTGGCACTTTCTTGTTGCTGTACCATTTGTTTTTGTTGTACTTCTTGATAGAAACTATCAGCTTCCTCAGTGAGGAATTTAAGATCACTCTCTGCCGCTTGCGCTTCAGCACGTAAAGCCGCGAAATCTTCTGCTTCCATTTGCCGTGAGGCTAAAAGCATATCGACTTCTTGATAAGGCTTGTATCTGTCTTGGGCGCGTTTAAGCATAGCTTGTAAAGACGCATCTGCACGTTGCATTGCTTCGTTAGCTTCTTTTCTTTGGTTTGCTGTATCTTGAGACTTTCGGGTGAGGGATGCTTCTTGTCCGTAGAGTCTTTTCAAATCTTTTAAAGATGCCTGTTTGGTTTCTCCGTCTACCGTGAGTTCGACAAGCGTGTCATCAGATAAATCAACTTCTTCTACCTGTTCTTCCTCATCAGTTTCCTCAGATTCCTCTTCTTCAGGGTCTTCATCAGATTCAATTTCTTCTTCGGTTTCTTCATACTCCTCGCTTTCGGAATCTACCACTTCAGTCTCATCTGTAGTTTCTTCCGTTGCCTCTAGTTCACCTTTTTCGGATGGCTTTTCAGCGTCCGTCCAATTCCCTAGTATGGCTTCAGCCGCATCTTCGATACTAAGATCTTGATCCGCTGGGCCTGAGTTAAAAGTATCTTGCACGTTATCGCTAGACATGGTGCTTACTCCTCTTCAGTTGTGATTTCTTCACCTTCGTTTGGGTCGTTTTTATCGTTGATTTGGTCACGTACTTCTATCATTTGGCGTAGAGTACCGACAATATCCCCGATAGCTCGGTAGTGGGCGTGTGCTTTGACTCTTTTATCTTCCTCTTCGTCAGAAGAATTTAAAAAAGTCTGTACAGTCCCATCAACCATTAGGTTAATTAATTTAGTGAAAGTCTCATTTGCTAATAAGATTTCCGCGTCATTTCCTACTAATACAAGTTCTTCATCGTTCATTTTTGCTCTCCTTAAAAGTTTTAGGTTGTTTCTATAGTCAACAGTAAGCTCGTCACCGTCTTCTATATTTTTTTTTGCTACTACATAAAAACCACCCTTTGTGTACTCCAAGTGTGTATTGGGATACGCAGAATGATTCATATATCTCCCTGCCGGAGTCCTTTTGTCTCCTAATGTTGCAGGACAGATACTTTCTCCGATGTCGATGCACTTTGCTGAAAATAAGCCAAGCCCCTGAATGTCAGAAGGAAGTACTACAACAGCGTAATTTCGATCAAAAGGAATACGGTCTGTACTATTATTTGAAATTTCCCAGACCTGTTGGGCTGTCAGTCCCACAGACCTGAGAAAATCTTCATAATCACCCATTCGGGCTTGCGATAGCCGTTATCTCGTCCGCTTGTTGCGCTAAGACAAGTTCTGCACTATCAATAAGTTTCTTATGATTTAGTTGTGCTTCTTTTAGGTCTACATTGTCAGACTGAATAGCAAAGTTGTTTTCTGCTTTCATTTGCTCTAACTGTAGTTTCATTTGAGCATTTTGAATTTCCATTTGTGCTTTCATTTCGCCCAAAGCAGTTTGACGTTCTTGCACTTCAAGTTGCTTTTGCATTAACTGCATTTGTAATTCTTGTGCTGGATCTGGCTTCTCTTCAGGAAGTTGATCTGGGCTAGTTAGAAACTCACTCACATTTTTAATACCAGATAATTCCATTACTTTGGACATAAGCTGGTATTGGTTTTGTGGTTGGTACATTTTTTGTAAGTTAGGGTCGGTAGTAAATTGTTGGTGCATAGCCATGTACTTCTGACTTTCTCGTTCCTGTTCCCCATAGCCAAGCGAGAGTTCTACAGTCACATCTCTTTTGTCTGCCCAATCAGCAGGGTTTATCTCGACATATTCGCCACCAAGCTCTACTACCTTTTGCTGATCCTCATTTTCTATACATAACTGGTAAACAGTTTGGTACAAAGGCTTTAAGAATTGGTTGCTGAAATTACGTGCAATAATCTTTTGCCGTTGCTGGGACATGGTTGCAAGTTGTTCAACCATAGCGGCTGAATTTTGCTTGGATATGGCATCACGATTTAAGCCCTGACTCAAAGCACTTATACCACTCGTTTCCTCTTTATCTTCCTGTAAAACATTAAGGAGTTGGAAAGTAAATGGATTAAGAGGTGCTTGCATCATAGGAGCAATAGCATCTGGTCGAGTAATATTTACCAGACCACCAACGCGGTTATCAATTAGTTCGCGTGGGTTAGACAGACCACCTTTCATCACTGTGTAGCGAGGATTGTTAGTTATCATTGCGTGATCAAGAATAGATCGTGTAAGAACAGTCCTAGCATTTTGTGTAGCTATAAGTTTCTCAGCAAAGTTAGATCCAAAGAAAGTGTGAGGAATCGGAAGTGGAGCAAATGTAACAAATGGTTTTCTATTAACCTTCTCTTTATCAAGAATCACGTTTCCGGCTTTTATTATCTTATATAGCTCTGCGACTCCCGATCCCTCGACATCTAACTCTATGTAAACTTCGTGAACGACTACTGATTTAACTTGATCTTGGTAGTCATCATTTTGTCCAAAAGATCTACTTCCGTTAATCGTGTCAAATCTGGACAATACTTCTGCACTACTCTCGATTGAAACGTCAGAGTGTTCTCCGATTTTATCTAACAATTCTTCGGAATAACCTTCTAAGCGTAAATCAGAAATAGTCTTTTTTGTTCTATGAGCGCAAAAAGCTACAGAATCCAAAGATTTTGCTTGCGTCTCAATAAGGAATTCTTCAGGAGCAATGTTTTCAATAATGACTTGAGATGTATCCCTAGTAACTCTAAGCTCACCAGACATCAAACCGATTTCATCTTCTTCATGTTCGCCAAGCTCTACATTGTCTTCAGCAAGCATTACATCTAATTCATCTTCAGTAACATTTTCAAAATATTCAGAGATAGTCTCGCTTTGGTTCTGCCAAAATACTTTAATTACCCCCACTCTTGAAGTTAAAGAATCGAACAGAACATTTGCCATGACAGAGAAAAGGTCATTTTGTCGGTGACATACATAATTAGTGTATTCAGTGCAAATAGATGCCATTTTCACATCGTCCTCATTTTGAGGGCTAAAATGGACTATCCTGTTTCCAGTGCTAAAAGTTTCTAGTAATGCGGCAGTCATACTGGAAACTGCATCGTAAACATCGAGTGAGACGTACTTACTGTTACCGTCATGCAATGGCTTTGGCTTTATTCCATTGTAGTAATCCATAACCTTTGCACGTTCATCGCTCAACTCAGAATCGTAATATCCCACTGAACTGCTAACATGGCTTTCTAAAATCGTAGCTATTTCTTCGTCTGTAAGTTTTTTGTAGTCTTTTATTTTCGCCATAATTTAAACCATCTCAATGTAGAAGGAATCATTTGATTCCACTGGAGTCCACGCTCCAGTGTGAACGTGATTTGCTAATGCAAGTGCCATGACACAATCGTCAAAACACCCTGCCTCTGCTTGCATCGCACCACTTTCGGTAACGATGTAAGTAAGCATTTCTCTTAAAGTAACCTTACAATTAAGTTCTAACTCTTCCTCTCGCATGGAGGCGCGTAGCTGGTCAATAATCAAAGGTTTTGTTTTTGCGGTAGTAGTGAAACCTAATTTCGTAGTCTCTCTGTCTGTAATCTTGTCAACAACTTGTTCGCAGTAAAAATTAGGGTAGGCCATATCTTTACCTAATCTTGTACAAGTTAAGATCCCATGAGAGTTATTCTCAACACAGATGTAGGCTTCGTTATAGTATTCTCCTAATGCAAAAAGAACTTCAGCAAAGTAATCTGGATGGGCATGGCCTCGCCATATAGCTACTTGTCTTTTCTTCGAGTCAAGAACTTGAGCTACAGAATAATCTCCTCCGCGACCTACCAAGCCCATAGCGACATCAGCCCCAATGACGTATTGTTCGCCCTCTTGGTGGGATCTGTAAGTACTTAGCTCACCTCTAGCATTGTTAAGCCATTCTTGACCTTCTAAAGCTAGACGCTCTTTCAAGTCCTTAGTTTTATCTAAAGATTTTGTGATTTGATCAGGGTTGAACACTGGACGGCCAGTAGTTAAAAAGGCTTCATCTGGTTCAGATGGATACTCTTGTCTAAAGAGGTCAAGGCCGTTCTGGGCAATCTTTCTGCGCCTAAACATAAGTTGTTGATCATCTAAATCGTAAGTCGCAGCTAGTTCATTTTCGTCAGGCGTTCTTTCAAAATGCTCAGGTACTCTTTCACGGTATTCAGGATCGGTGAACCACGGTATAAACACTGGTACAAAGCCATTACTCCCATCCACAGCACCACGCCATAAATCAGCGAAAATACCTGTAGCACCATTTGCTGTAGATTCAACAAATATAGCCGTTCCTGGAGCGTTTGGTACTGCCTGCGTTAAGCCGTTCCAATTATCCAAAGCTGTCGATTTTTGCCAGAATGCAAGCTCACTTGCGTGTACATGGGTAAGGGTTTCCCCCCGACCTATAGACTCACCCCCAGCAGTAGACACCACAAAGCTACTATCAAGAACATCAAAATTCATCTCGCGTCTTGAAGAGTATTTGGTATGTGGTTTCAATATTTCAGGACAGTGTTCGTGAAATCTTTTAGTCATATCAAATAGAGCGCGTGTACTGTCTGCATGGTGTGTAATAACCATCGCCTTACAAGCTGACCGCTGACTTACAGAATGGTAAAGATATCCACCTGTATAAGTAGACAAGCCTTGCTGTCTTGCTTTTAAGATAATTACTCGGACTTTACCTTCGGTTGCTACTTGGTCTTTTACTGCTTTATCTAAGATTTGCTGTGCTGAATTTAATTTGAGGGGGGATATTTCGCCTATTTTTGTTCTGATCTTTAGTGCCGCATTAGAATAAAAACTGAAATCAGTCAGTAACCTCTTGCGGATCGTTATTAGTTTCTTGTCCATTAGGTTGCTCGTCCTCTGACAATAAAGACGCAAGAAAATCTTCAGCTTTTGATATAGATACATCAGATTTACTTGCTGGCTTACTTTTTGTGAAATCTAAGACCAATCTTGCGGCCGCTAGACGCTCTCGCGTTTCACCTACCAACCTCATTACTTCAACGGCTGTAGATAGAGCTTCTTTTTGATACTCGTCTTCAATGTTGTATTTGTCTGTCATAATTTCTACTACCTTTTTTGCATCTTGCTTGGCTTTTTCTCGCAATGGCACAATGGTATTTGCACGATAACCATCTGGAACGCCTTTTGGACGGCCTGCGTTTTTACGAGGTTTTGTTGACCACTGCTTTCTTAAAGCTCGGCCCTCTGGTGTGGACATTAGTGTCGCAAAGTAAGTGTTTTTCTTTTTTGCTTCCGACTTCTTTGGGTACTTTATTTCTTTAGGTGGAGCTTTTGCTCTTTGTTTTCTTTCTGGCATAAAATTAATCCTTCAAACAGATAAGATTCCTTGGCCTTGCTGTAGAGGTTGGATAGGAGGTCTCTGTTGTACTTGTTCCTCCTCTTCCTCATCTCTCTCTTTTGCAACCATGCCTGCCATGACAATCGCTAAGATTGTTGCCATTGGATTAGCGTGGAAACTTACAGGAAATGCTTTACTTTGAGTTTTGAAATATTCCTGTATGAACTTAGCAGTTTCGGGAGCTACTTCTTTCATCAACTTAGGATTAGCTAAATATACCCATAATGGATCTACAGCATACTCAGCAGAATCCGTTACATAAGAAATATGATTTCTTGCTCTTACAGGGAGACTATCTTTGTAAGATTTCATAGCTTTTCTTTGCGCTGGAGTTAATATAGTTTGGCTTATATCTTCTCCTGTTTCTCTTAGTATTTTTTTAAAAAACTCTCGTTTATATGAGTAATTTCTTGCGTAGCCTTTACCCAAACTTGGGTTTCCAGCAAAAGTTATTAAAAGTTGATTTTGGATGTAATCTATTTCTTTGACGATTTCTTTTTGTGCTTCAGTAGCATCTTTTTTTTGAGAATCCGCAACCAATTGATTAAGTTTCTCTCTAAATGATCCTTCTAAAATGTAATCTCTGTCTTTTGAGTCTCTATGTGCGCTTGTAGTCATAACCTGTTTAAGTTTTTTCATCGCCCCATACATTGGAGATCTACCCTCAATTGTATGAGATATTTCATGAGCTAAAGTTGTTAGAACGTCTAAATCAGTTTCTTTTTTACTAGCCTTTACACCAATAATAGGTTTGAAATTTGGATCGTCTTTCTTTGTAAGGTGAAATCCTTGAAGTCCTTTTTTAGATCTCAAACCTAATGATTTTCTGTATCTATCAAATGCCGCTTGGCTTTGAGATATCTCAATCGATAGATTCAAGGCTTTACCCAGTGCAAGGAAATCGTCTACATTAGAAATTCCATTTTCCCAAACAGATCCTTTGTTCCCAATGTCGAATATTTTTATAATGCCTTGAGCATTTGGTAACTGATCTTTTATACCTTGAGGTGTAGGCATATCGATTGGCTGTGGCATCTCTGGCATAGCTGTTTCTGGAACTGGATCAACCGTTGGAGGCTCTGGTTCTGGCTGAACTACTGGGGGTACTGGTCTAATAGGTTGACCATCTGGACCTAGTATTGTAGGAGTCCCACCAGTAGGAGGTGTTGGAGAAGGGGGAGGAGTGTCTCCACCTGTTCTACCTTGTTGTTGCTGTATAACTCTGTTTTTGTAAGACGTTATGTATTTAGCAACCGCAACCTCTGGGACTTGATTAATAAGTAGTGCTTTTTCTATAGCCTCCATTGTGCTTACAGGGTTTTGACCTAAGTCTAGTAGCATTTCGTCTAATTTAGAGTCTATAGCTTCTTTTTCAGACTGAGTAAGGGATACGTCATTCTTTAATTCTTCTTTTAAACGCATTACAACTTGGTTGTTATCGAATTTACCTTGCTGTCTAGGGGTACGACCAGATCCATTATTTATAGCTATTGCTGTGTCGAGTCCTTCTGGCGGCTCTATCGGCCTTACTCTACGATTTCCTATCTCAGGGTTTTGGTCAGCTAATCCATTAATATATCTAACTACATAGCCAGACACTCTCTCACCATACTTCATACTTTCAATGAGGCTTTCTAAGTCTTGGCGTACTCCAGGGTCAAGATTAGGGTCAGCCAGTGCATCTGCTATCGTAGCTTCAAGACCAGCCCTATCCATACCAGTAAATCTCTGATAAATACCTTCTGGGCTGTTAGGATTTGGTGGACTTCCTTGGTTATACATGAAGAAAGCTTTATCTCTATCAGCTTGTCTTTTAGCCTCTGCCTTGTCTGCGGCTTTTTGAGAGGCGGCTTTGGCTTTAGCTAAGTTTTTGTCTTGTTCTCCAAGACCGTAAACTGGGGCCATCCCTTTGTTCTTTGCATTTCTTTTGATGTAGCGTCTGACTTTAGATCTTCTTCCTGTAACGCCATCAATAAGTCTCCCACCTACCACTGCTCCTATTTGGTAAGGAATAGACGCGCCTGCGGTTGCCCCTGCAACACCAGCGGCACTGACTCCTCGAATAGCATTTGTCAATGCGGCCTGTCCACTGTAGTTATTACTCTGTGGAAGAGGATTAGCATTATCTGTAAATTTGGAAACACCCCCTTTCATGCCTGCATTCCAAACTTTTGTTTGTTCTTGGCTTTCTTTTACTAAATTGACCAATCTTTTACCATCGGCAGAACCACTGACAAGTTCTTGCAATAGTTCAAAGTCACTTTTACCTACAACAGATTTAGTTTTGTTTCTGGCCTGCTGTAACATTTTTTTAACTCTTTCCCTATCAGATTTTTGCTGTGAGGTAAGAGATTTGTCGTTAGTATTTAAGTACTGGCTTAAATCTTTTTCTAAATTTGTAATTTCAGAAGAAATCTTTGAGTGTGCTAAGTCCATTAATGCTCTAACACCTGTTACAGAAGAAGTATCTAAATCTGAAAGATTAAATTCTTTACCTTCAGAATTACCTTCTCTAGCCAAAGCATCAAGACGCTGTGCAAAAGTAGCTTGGGCGGCTCTATCACTTAAATTAGCTGGTTTTCCACGAACAAGGCTTGCGCCGCCTTGGACGGTTTGTATAACCCCTGCATTAGCTGATCCTAAAATAAACGAATCTGCGGCTCTATCAGTTATCTCTTTTTGAGTGTACTCACCACCTTTTGAGGCCGCGCCAGCTATTGAGACACCTTCTTGAGCAACCTCTGTCGCGCCCTCAATACCCATTTTTTTAATTACTTGTTTAGCGGCATCAGCTTTCCCATTCTTGGTCAATGTCTCTACAAGCTGTTTTCCTGTAATGTTCTTTAGACTAGCTTTTGGAAAAAGGCTTACAGCACCAAATCTTTCTAAAATACCCATGATTACGCCTTGGCCTGTGGCTAAAGCGGCATCATAGTCCCCAGTTTTCTCCTCTTGCTCATTTGCGGCTTCACCTATACCGAAAGCTGTACCTAGAAGGGCAGTTCCACCACCAATCAAAAGTGCGGCTGGAGCAGAGTATGCAGACGCAAGACCAGTTAAGGCAGTACCAGCCATTACAGAGATGGTAGGAGCGGCATTTTCAACAATCTTTGTCCCTGTCGCTTTTATAGCCTGACCTATACCTCCTTCTTTATAGTTATCTGGTATTGATTCAGGGTAGGGAGACTGATAACCACCTTGGGCCATGTCTTGTTCTTGCTGGGCTACAACTTCAGTGCCGTAATTTTGTATAGTTTCATTTCCAACTAATTTCCCTGCTACTTCAGCACTTTTGCCTAACAGACCTTGTGCTTGATCTATAGAGTATTGAAAGGCGTTGTCGGTTTCTTGAGGTTGTTGTAACGTCTGTCTGTAAAGATTTGCTACTCTTTTTGCTTTGTCTAAATTACCTTGAGATTTGTGGTGTAAGTATGCGGCTTTGTATTCTTCTGGAGTACGTTGTATAGCCATGTAAACCTCTAATTTAAGTCAAACAATTCATCGTCATCATCAGGTATACTTTGTCCACTGCCATAGGGAGTGTAGCCAGTGTCTAGCAAGTTCTGGTAAAGTTGCTCTAGCTCGGCAGAGGCTTCAGCATCTACTTGCACTCTAGTCTTTAATGAACCATCAGGATTTAAGTTACTAGGATCAAGTCTTTTAGCTTTAATAGCATTTAAGGCACTTTGCATCTCTAACCATGCAATCCATGTAGATTCCTGATTTTTACCTATTCTAGGAATTGGCTTTAAGAACAACTCCATTTCTCTGTTAGAAATAGCACCTTTAGTTTGCGCTACAGAAACCAATGCCGCATCCACAGCTTCTTTCTCTAACTGAAGTCGTAGGTGTGACCGTGGATTTCCTATCATTTCATCAGTAAATGCGATAACAGTACCGTCTATACGTCCAGTTACGCCGTCACCTTCTTGTCTTAGTCTTTTCGCTAAGAAACTTTGACGAGTAGACCTAGATTGAGTCTGTTGGAAGGTTGCTCTATCTTCACTTTCTTGCTTTTCTTGCTGTGCAGTCTTTTTATTCATAGCCTGTAATTTACTAAGCATAGACATCTGATTCTGCTGTTCTACTTGAGCTAAACGTCTTTCTTCGTCTTGTAATTGACCATAAGCACCTGATCCAGCCGCCATTGCCGCAGACAATCCTTGAGTAGACGCGCCAGTGATTGCACCACCAATACGCATAAGCTTTTCTGCCATACCAATTCTTGGGATAGCCATTCTAGTTTGATCACGCTTGTTCCCTGTGGCTGTACCTGATCGGTCTACATTAGCGGCATCACCTATGTTCTGTAGTGACTTGGCTTTTTCAGTGACAGAAGTTTCGGCAATCTTAGAAACTGGGTCATCCGACTCTTTGACTACTTCTTTGACTGCGGCTTCAATAGGCGTGTCTACTGGAGTGACTACTGGAGTGTCTACTGGAGTGTCTAATCGTAGAACACCAGCACCACCCATATCGGTATCGTTCATTTTTCTTCTGGCATCTTCTAATACACCATTTGCGCGATACTTTTCTAAGCCGCTTAAGTCAGCCTGACTACCATTTGGCATTTCACTATTTAAAGCACCGCCATTGGGAATACCTAATTGACTTTTAAAATCTTCAGAGAACAAACCATCGCCATTTCTAAAGCGCATACCCTCTTCATTAGGAGCAAAACCTGTAGCTCCTCTGAAAAAATTGATGCCACCTTCTACACCATCTGCCAATGTGTCTGCGACAACCTTACCTCCAGGAATAAGGTACTCGTTTCCTAAATAAGATACTCCATCAGCTATTCCTCTACCTACTGTATTGACTACATCGCCTGTATCACTACCAGCTTGGTGTGCTGATTCGGGAAGGGTAATTGGGCCAGTGGTCATCGGCTGGCCTAAAGCCCCGACATTTTGAACCCCTAACATACCTTGCGATCTTGCCATCTGGTTCTGGTATTCGGCTTGTCTTCTAGCTTGCTCTGCTTCTCTTTTTCTTTTTTTCTCTTCTGGACTAAGAATGATTGGTGTTGGCCCATATGGATTCATAAAAGGAGAGTTATAAGTCATCTGATTCATTAGAAACTCCCATAGGGGTTAGCTTTATTTGTCGCTGGTTTACCACCACCACCATTTCCTAGGCCACTGTACCAATCAGCAAAGCCCATGCCTGCGCCCATGCCCTGCATAGCTCCACCGAACATCCCTGCCATTGGACTAGCTGTTTGCATGACAGGATTTTGAGGCGAATTGGTTACTGCACCACCTAATATTCCTTGTTGGAACTTGATTTGCTGATCTAGTGCAAAATCTCGATCTCTTTCAAAAGCACTTCTTTGATCATCTAGCCGTCCTTGGTCATAAGCGCGTAGATTTCTGCCTGCGCCTGTCATAAAGTCACCCATCGTACCCATAGCATTAATACCTTGGAGATAAGATCCTTCAAGTCCTTGGT